CTTACTGGCAACAACAAGGATGACACTTTTTTAAATCGTCCCATGTTGGAAGGCAACCCCATGAATCCTTTGGATTTTCACAGTTTGAATCAAACAAGCATCAGGCAGCAAGACTGTGCAAAAATATCAGAGTATCTGGAAAAGCAGTGCGGACTTGACATGAAGTTTTTCAAAGATATTTTTACTGGTAAGCAGGATCCTTGGGAAAAGCTCAAAGCCAATGACGTAAACCGACAAATGGTACAGTTCAAACATCCTATATTCAACAAATAAAAATGTCGCATCTTAATCTTGAAGACAAAATTCGTCGTTATTGGAATACTCAGCCTTGTAATATCAAACACGGTCAAAGTGACATTGGTTCTCAAGAATTTTTCCGAGAAGTCAGTGAGCGCCGATACCGCGTAGAACCGCACATTGCTGAATTTGCTGGCTTCCATCTCTGGGCCGGTCGGCGTGTGTTGGAAATCGGCTGTGGCATTGGCACCGACGCCGAAGAGTTTGCCAAGGCTGGTGCAGAGTATGTGGGCATTGATCTCAGCGAACAAAGCGTGGCCCTGTGCCGCCAACGATTTGATGTGTTAGAACTGGAAGGCGAATTTCATGTCAAAGACGCCAGTCGCAGTTTCGTTGATCTTGGTCAATTTGATTTGGTCTACAGCTATGGTGTGATCCATCACTTTCCGGGCATTGAATCAATCATTGCCAATGTACAGGAAGTGTTGGTACCCGGCGGCGAGTTCAGATTTATGGTCTATGCCAAAAATTCTTGGAAGTATGCCATGATACAGAAAGGCTTAGATCAATTTGAAGCTCAGGCCGGCTGTCCCTATGCACAGGCCTATTCCAAAGATGAAATACACCGGCTGCTGGAGTCAGGTTGGCACATTGAACGGTTGCGTCAAGACCACTGTTTCATGTACAATGTAGATGCGTACAAACAAGGCAGATATGAACTGGAACCTTGGTTTGAGGCCATGTCTGAATCCCACAGACAAGCTGTGAGGGAATATCTGGGCTGGCATCTTTTGGTCAAAGCAAAGAAAACATGAAACTCAAAGTCAGTGAAATATTTTATTCTGCACAAGGCGAAGGCCGCTTTGTGGGTGTGCCATCGGTATTCCTGCGTACTTTTGGCTGCAACTTTACATGCTCAGGCTTTGGTTGCAAGCCTGGGGACAAATCACCAGAAGCAGACGAAGTGGCAAAAAGTGTGCATCTATACAAAACATTTGAAGAACTGCCTTTGGTCACAACTGGCTGTGATTCATATGCTAGCTGGCATCCAGCTTTCAAAGATCTCAGTCCCACACTGACCACCGATGAAGTGGTTGGCCGTATGTTGGCATTGACTCCCAACCAGCATTGGATTCAGCGCAACGGCAACGATGTACATCTTGTGATCACTGGTGGCGAGCCGTTGCTGGGCTGGCAACGAACATATGAAGAATTGCTCAGTCACGACAGTATGGCAGACTTGCAAAATCTCACATTTGAAACCAATGGCACCCAAGCTCTACAACCCAACTTCCGACAGTTTTTGTTAAACTGGACCCTGAACAGTACCAAGAATCAACTGGGTCATGCTCGCACTGCCAACAACTTGACATTCTCAGTCAGTGCCAAGCTGAGTGCGTCAGGCGAGAGTTGGTCAGACGCTATCTGCCCAGACATTGTGCGTGAGTACCAAGAAGTTGGCACTGTGTATCTAAAGTTTGTGGTCGAAACACCCGAACACTTTGCCGAAGTAGATCGTGCTGTTGCAGAGTTTAGAGCTGGCGGATTCCGCGGGGCGGTATACGTAATGCCACAGGGCGGAGTGGTCACACCATACGAACAAAATCGTGTGCGAGTGGCAGACTGGGCAGTGAGCCAAGGTTACTACTACAGTCCCAGGCTGCATGTGGATCTGTGGGGCAATGGATGGGGCAAATGACGCCAGACGTTATGTTAGGAGTATTGGATATGTTTGATTGGTTTAAGAAAAAACCCAAGAAGGCAGCAAAGCGAGAGCTTCCGGAACCCAAAGAAACTCAGCCCATGCCCAAAGTTGAGCCGCTGGCCAAATCTGAAAAAGAGCTGGCCACTGAACGCGGCGAGCCTTATGTTGCAGTGCTGAAAATGGACGTGGATCCCAACAACCTGCATCAAGGTGCGTTTGAACTAGACTGGAACGAAATCTTTGTGGCTCGACTGGTCAAAGCCGGTTATATGATCAAGCGTGATGACACTGACGCAGAAATTGTAGATCGCTGGTTTCAAAACATCTGCAGGCATGTAGTGATGGAAACATGGGAGCAGGAACAGGCTATCAAAAAGTCTGGCATCTATGTGCAAAGTCGTGACATAGGCGACGGCAGGACTGAAATATCATGATATTCAATCACATCAAACAACTCAAAGCCGAAGGTAAGAAAATTGGCATCACTTTCTCAACCTTTGACATGCTTCATGCGGGGCACATTGCCATGCTGTCTGAGGCCAAGAATCACTGTGACTACCTGATCTGCGGACTGCAAACAGACCCAACTATTGATAGGCCTGACACTAAAAATCGCCCTGTACAAAGTATTGTCGAGCGACAGATACAGTTGGCCGCATGCCGTTATGTTGACGAGGTTGTTGTGTATCAGACAGAACAAGATCTTGTTGACCTTCTGTTAATCCTTCCAGTGGACGTTAGAATTCTAGGTGTTGAGTATCAAGACAAAGATTTTTCTGGTCGCGAAGAATGTTACATGCGCAATATTGAAATTGTTTTCAACGGCCGAGATCACTCATTCTCATCCAGCAGTCTTCGCAAGCGTGTGGTAGCTGCCGAAACTGAAAAAGTGCTGCTGCAAAAATGATTGTTTACGCCAATGGTTGCAGTCACACCGCTGCTGCCGAAGCAGTGGTTTCTGATTGCTTTGCTGTGGACAATGGCCGACATGGTATAGACCGCAGACCACATCCGGCGAACCTGGCCGCCAGCTGGTGCACTCTGGTTGCTCGTGCACTGGGAGCTGAATTGGCGTGTGACGCAGAGTCAGGGGGCAGCAATGCCAGAATTCTACGTACTACCCGAGCCTGGATTGATCAAAATCGTGATCGGTTAGATCAAACTGTGATGATATTGCAGTGGACCACATGGGAACGTGAAGAATGGCTGCACAAAAACACATGGTATCAGGTCAATGCGTCTGGCACAGATTGGTTGCCCGGCGAGCTACAACACCGCTATAGACAGTACATCATTGACGTAGACTGGACTCGATGTACTAGTGCAGCACACCAAGAAATTTGGCAACTGCACCAAGAATTGGTTGCCCAGAAAGTTCAGCACCTTTTTTTCAGCGGCCACAGCACCTTCAGTGATATTGGTCCAGATCAGCAGCAGGATTGGCAAAATTGTTATATGTATCCGTACGATCGAGACCAAAGTTACCACAATTGGTTAGTGAAAAATGGAGGACACTACGCCAATGCCAGCAGCTACCATTTTGATGCCGCAAGTCATAGACTTTGGGCTGATTATGTGTTACAATACATCAATCGTAACCAAATTCTAGCCTCTGCACATGAAATATCTGCTGATTGACACTGCCAACATGTTTTTTCGCGCTCGGCATTCGGCGCACCGAGCCAGCGATACCTGGACCAAATTGGGCTTTGCTCTGCATCTTACCATGATGAGTGCCAACAAAGTGGCTCGACGCTTTGGTGTGGATCACGTGGTGTTTGCACTGGAAGGTCGCAGCTGGCGCAAAGATCTCTACAAGCCCTACAAGGCCAATCGTGCTGTGGCTCGTGGTGCAATGAGTGAACAAGAAGCCGAAGAGGACAAACTGTTTTGGGAAACCTATGATGAGTTGACTAAATACTTGTCACAACGAACAAATTGCAGTGTGATCCGTTGCGCCACAGCCGAAGCGGACGATGTCATAGCCCGCTGGATCGCACTACACCCCCAAGATGAACATATCATTGTCAGCAGTGACTCAGACTTTGTGCAATTGGTTGCGCCCAACGTGCAACTGTACAATGGCATAAACGATCACCTGTTCAGTGTTGATGGTGTAACCGATGCCAAAGGCAACCAATTGAGTTTTTCGATCGAAAGCAATTCCAAAATCAAAGTTGGCAAGGCCGACAAAAACTTTGTGACTCCGTCTGACTATCAGAAGTGGGTGCTGTTTTTGAAATGCATGCGTGGCGATCCTGGCGACAATGTGTTTTCGGCCTACCCAGGAGTGCGTGTAAAAGGTACCAAAAATCAAGTTGGCCTAACCGAAGCCTTTGAGGACCGCGACAAAAAAGGCTATGCTTGGAACAATCTCATGCTACAACGCTGGGTTGATCCTGACAGTGTGGAACACAAGGTACTAGAAGATTACGAACGCAACTGCTCGCTGATTGATCTCACTGCACAGCCACAGGCTGTCAAAGACACAGTGGACGCTGTGATCCGCGAACAAATCAGCAGCAAAGACACAGGCATGGTAGGCGCACACTTCCTCAAATTCTGTGGCAAGTACGAACTTACCAAACTCAGCGACCAAGCCGAAACAGTGGGTCGCTGGCTGAATCAAACATATCAAGGAGTGTTAAAATGATTGTAGCAAAACCAGTGATTGACAATCAATACTGGATTCTCAAACAAGACGATCAAAAAATTGGCAACATACAGGCCAGTGCAGATGGATATGTGGTAAAAATTCAAAATCAGGTGTCTAGCTACAAAACCATACCCATGGTTCGTCGCAACACCAACATTGAATTTGAACCAGCTGAGAAAGTCAGTCGTCCCCGACCCAACCAAGTACACGGATATTCCACAGGCTGTCGCACACACAACGGCATGTGGAATGTGCAGATGAAACTGCCACTGTTTACCAAAACTGCCAAATCCAAATCGTGGTTTGCAGCTGGTTGGTACTGTGTCAAACAACATCGAGCATGGAAAGTTGTGCACAATCCCAAACTGATTGTGCTGGAACGTTATTCCTATCAAGGACCATTTTATACTGAGGAGCAAGCACGTGGCCAATCCGTTTCGTGATCAAGAAAAATTCATGCGAGCCTGTGATCAAAGTGTCACAGGCAATCAAGCACAATGGGATATGTATTGCAATCTCATCCAAGAAGAATTTACCGAATTACAAGAAGCCGAGGATGACGAACAGGCACTGGATGCGTTGATTGACATTCTTGTGGTCACCATTGGAGCCATCCACTCCATGGGCGCAGATGCCGAGGGTGCTTGGAAAGAAGTCATGCGCACCAACTTTGCCAAAATTGACAAGGACACTGGCAAGGTTCGCAAGCGTGAGGATGGCAAGGTATTGAAGCCAGTGGGCTGGACACCGCCTGATCTCAAACCATTTTTAAAAAAATCTAGTTCGTTTAACAAATTCTCATGAGTCTACACATACATCGATTCATTGATTCAATCAAGGCTGCGGAAAGTCGCGGCAGTCGCGATGTGATATTGACCCTGCGCGAAGCCAAGGATTTGCACAGCGACATTACCAAACTATTGATAACCTTGGAGCAATTGAGATCTATGCCTGACTCACAGTCACAGGTGGTCGAGGTACAATTGGCAGGGGGCAGTTTCAAAACTACATAGTTTTTGGGATAAATAAACACGGAGTTTATAGATGTCCAGACCCAAGCCAAAAGTGCTGATTGAGCACACTGACAAGCAAACATACAAAACTGAGCAAGTGTTGGCCTCAGAAGGTGTATGGGCAGTGTTCTACGACTCCAAACCTATCAATCTCAAAACGTCCAACATGCTGACCCAGTATCCAGGACCCAAGTACAAAAAAGTCAGCTTCTCCAACCCAGGCCATGCCAAAAATTTGGCCAAGAAATTAAATTCACAGTTCAAGACAGACCGATTCACAGTGGTATTGTTGACTCAAGGGGCACAAGTGTACCCTCATGCTCAATAAATCACAAATCACTCAACGTGTTCTAGAACTGCTGCCTCCTGAAAATTGCATTGACTTTGACCACGCCTGCCACAGTTGGTGGATGGATTTTAGACCACAAGGTGGCATGCGTTTGACACAAGCAGGATTCGATGTGTTGACCACAGTTGGTGAATTTGAAACACATTGTTTTGCTATCCCTCCAGCTGTGCCTGGTCTGCACTTGATCACATTGAATCGAAAACTTGATTGCCCTTACTTTATCAAGCTAGGCAAAAAACCACAGCTCTGTGTGTTTGGCAGCAAACAGGCCATGATGTTGGCCATGTACGGCGATCTGGAAAAGTGGTTGAAGTTTTTAAATCGCACTTAGTTTTTTAGCCAACTGCTCAACGTCTCGAATGTATCGTTGTTGGGTGCCAGTTACAAATTCATCAAGCAAAAAACTTCTTTGTTTTTGCAGTCGCTCTTGGTATGGCGCAAGGTT